GATGGTTAAGGACCGCAGTTAGGTTTGGTGAGAAAGGTGCTTCTACTGCAGGTAACAAAGCTGGTGAGTCTGCTGCAATGAAAGCTAGACGTAAATCTTTTAAAGCCAGACATGCTAAGAATATAGCTAAAGGTAAGATGAGTGCAGCATACTGGGCAAACAAGAGTAAATGGTAATGGCTAAACGAGGGGACTATACGCAAAACATTAATGCTAGGAAAAAAGAAAGGTATTAGTAGAAGTAAAAAGGAAATCTACTATTAGCAAGAAAGCTTATGCAAAAATGAAAAAAGGATTTAAGAAGTGACAGATGACATTAAGAGAATGCAATTACAGCTAGACAAACATGCAGGACAGATAGCTAAGTTGTTTAGTAAAATTGATGACACTAATAAATGTATAGCAAAGATTAATAATTCTTTGTTACAGATTAAATGGGGCGTTTATGGTGCAATTATTTTTTATATTATTGCACAAGTAGGAATTATAGAAGCAATAGGATTAGTAGTATGATAGCGTTTATAACTAATGTAGCACCAATTATGTTAGGCTTTGTTGGTAAGTTGTTTGCATTAAAAAGTCAAGCAGCAGCAGAACAACAAAAGCTAATGATACAATCATTGCAAGTACGTAATGATTCTATTAACATGGCTAGAGATAGAGCTGACAAAGAGTCACCTATGGCTGCTATGAACAGAAGGATTATTATATTAGTTATACTAGCATTAATTATATTTACACAAATAGCTCCTGTGTTTTTTGACGTACCTACAGTAATACCAACAGTTATAGAAGGAGCTAGTATACTAGGTTTTCAATTAACACCTGATGTTATTGAATATGTAAAAGTAGAAGCAGGTGCTGTACTCAAGATGGATGAAATATTTGGGTGGGCAACAATGATTATAGAATTTTATTTTGGTGCTCAATTAGCCAAGGGGAAGTAGATGACATATAGACAAATTATTAACTCAGTATTACGTAGGTTAAGAGAAGATAGCATAGGCAGTGATTGGTCAGGAGCATTAATAGATGCTACTGGTCCATCAGACTATCAAGTATTAATTGGTGACTTTGTTAATGAAGTTAAAAGAGAAGTAGAAGATGCTTGGGACTGGACATCACTAAGACGTATAGAAACAGTAGCTACTGTAGCTGACACACGTAGCTATAACTTACCTAGCACATCACAACGTACTAGAACATTGTCAGTACAAGAACAAGAACAAGGACAAATGTTACAAGGTGTACCTGATTCATGGATTAGGTCTACACAATATCCTAGTCCTGATAGCTCAGGTGTTCCTTCTTACTTTTCTATTAATGGAACCAGTAGTGGTCTATTAACAGCTCAGATATATCCTAAGCCTGACGCTGTTTATAACATAAATTTTTACTTTGCTTAGACCCACAAGATGATTTAACAAATGCAACAGATGTCTTGACATGTCCAGAGTTTCCTGTTATAATGGGGGTATGGGCACGAGCTATAGCTGAACGTGGCGAAGATGGTGGAACACTATCAGACTTAGCACAGATGCAATATCAACAAGCATTATCAGATGCAATACAACAAGATGTAGGCAGACACTCAGATGAGGTAATTTGGAATGGCGTCTAAACCAATACAACCCCTTGTATTAGACTCTATAGGTATCTATGGATTAAACAGGCAGTCATCGGCTTCCAGTTTACCACCACAGTTCTTAACAACAGCTAACAATATTATGTTAGATGAGAAGGGACGTGTTACTACTAGAGAAGGAATTAAACAAGTAACAGATAATATACATACTGGCAGTTTAGATACTGATGGCAATGCCTACAGCTAATACATTAATAGTTAAATCATTAGGTGAGTATATTAGTGCAACAGGAGCCAAGACTTTATTTGCTGGAGCTGGTGCTAATGTATATAAAATTAACACAGCTAACACTCCTTATACTTTAGATGCACAGACTTTTGGTGGTTCAGCTACTACTAAAACTAATGGCAACTGGCAATTTACAAACTTTAATAACCAGTTCTATGGAGTACAGAGTAGGTAATCAACCAATAAATTATGATGGCACTACATGGAAAGATTTAGAAGATGTAGGCAGTTATCACAAACCTACTGGTGTTACTACTTTTACACCTTCTTGTATTCTAGGAGATTATGGTAGGATATGGGTAGGAAACATAGGTGAAAACAAAGATGTAGTTTATTACTCTGATACATTAATAGGTCAAACATTTAATGGTGGTGCGTCAGGTTCAGTAGATTTAAAAACTGTATGGTCAGGTGATGAGATAACAGCACTAGCTTCTTTTATGGGTAAGCTAGTTATTTTTGGTAAGAGTAACATTGTTATTTACAATGACCCTTGGGACCCATCTGCAGCTTCATTTCAATTAGATGAAGTTATTGAAGGTGTAGGATGTGTAGCTAGGGATTCAGTACAAGTCATTGGTGATGACATTGTATTTTTAAGTTCATCAGGTGTACGTTCACTAGCTCGTACAATGGTACAAGACAAGATGCCATTGACAGATTTAAGTTTAGCTATTAAGGATGAAATAAGAACAAACATATTAACTGCTGACATGAACCAAGTAAAAGCTCAGTATGATTTATCTACTGGTTCTTACTTATTAAGCTTTGGTGGTAAAAATATTGTTTATGTGTTTGACTTTAAAGCTACAACACCTGAAGGTGCTCCACGTATAACAACTTGGAACTTTGATTCAGTAAGAAAAATCCTGGAGCTTTGTTATCTACTGATGATTTTTTATATATAGGTTTAGGAGCTGTTACTAACTTTGGAAAAGTAGCTACTTATTCAGGATTCTATGATGTAGAGAAAACAAGATGTTACTGCTACTTATGGTACATCAAGTGCATGTACTACTGCTGGACACACATGGGAATCTAATACAAGTAAATGTTATCAAGATGTAGACAATACATACCAAGCAGATTTTAAAACTACATGGCTAGACTTTGAACAGCCGGGTATAACTAAATTTTTAAAAAGATTCTTAGCTATCTGGTCAGGTGGTAAGAATATGAACGTAACACTTAACTGGTTTAGAGATTACAATGTTACTCCTACATCAGCTAACTTTACATTAGACCCTACTACTGGTGGAGTCAATGCTTTGTGGGGACAGGGTAAGTATGGCAATGCCAAGTATGCTCCTGCTTTCCAACCTACAGAGTACAAAGTATCTATGTCAAGAGCAGCTAAGGTTGTTAGACTACAGATAATACAAACGGTATCGGGGTTTAAAGCTTCTTTACAAAACATTTCTATTTGGGCAAAACAAGGGAAAGATACGATGAGTAATTATAATTTACAAATAGCTTGGTCAGGTAAGGATGCTTTAAGCGACTCAGACCCTGACAAAGTAGTCAGTGGTGGTGACTTTAATACAGAGTTTCTTGCGGTTAAAACTGCTGTTAACTCTAAAGCAGACTTAGCAAATACAAGTCAAGTAGTTACTGCTGCAACAGCAACTGCAGGAACTAATACTAATCAGGTAGCAACAACAGCGTTTGTTAAAACTGAAATAGCTGCTACACCTGCTTATCCAGTAGGTGCAATATTTACAACAACAGTAGCTTATGCCAACTCAGCAGCAGTAGTTGCAGCAGTAGGTGGCACAACATGGACAGCATTTGGTTCTGGTAGAGTTCTGGTTGGTGTTGACACAGGCGACAGTAATTTTAATACTGTAGAAAAAGAAGGTGGTGCTTCAACACATACACTTTCAGTTGCTGAATTACCTGCTCACACGCACAGCTATGACAAGCAGGTTACATCAACAGATGCTATTAGTATTCATGACATTGTTAGAACAACAGGTGGAAACACAGGTGCAACAACAGGCTCAACTGGTAGTGGAAATGCACACAATAACTTACAACCATATATAACTGTATATATGTGGAAACGCACAGCATAGGAGAATAAGATGGGATGGTTAAACGCAGCAGCTAGTATTATAGGTGGTCTATATGCCAATAAGCAAGCAAAGAAAGCAGTAGGAGCAGCTACAGACCAAGCTAATATGGCTTATCAGCAAAGCCTACCACAACAATATACAGGTATGTTTGGAGGTTATGACCCAGAAACAGGTGAATACTTAAACAACGATTGGCAAGCTCGTATGAATCAGTATATGGACAGAAGTTCAGCAACTGGTGAACAGATACAAAACTTAAATCCTCTTGAATTACAGCAGTCATTATACAATCAACAACTAGGTTTGTTACAACCACAACAAGAAAAACAGTTTTTATCTACAGAAGCTAGATTATTACAGCAAGGTAGATTAAATACTACAGGTGGTGCTGGACAATTAGAAGCTTTAGAGCAAGCTCAAGGACAAGAAAGAGCAGGCTTACTTGCAAACTCTTATGCTACTGCACAACAAACACAAGATGCTATGAGGCAAAGAGAAATGCAGGACCTTATGCAAGCTATGCAAATAGGAAGCATGCCGGGACAGTATGGTTCAATGTCAATGAACCTAGCTAAGTTAAGAGGAGCTAATGCTTGGAACAGAGCTAATATGATTAGCGGTGCTGTTACTAACAAGGCAGGTGCTAATTCTTTATTTGCTTATAACGCTGCAAGAAATTTTGGTAATCAACAGTATGGTGCACAAGGAGATGTTCCTACTATGCAAGGTGCTGTACCTAATTATAATGTAAGAAATGATTATGGAATGTTTGGAATGGGAAAGTAGTAAGCTCCAACCCTTACGAGGGAATGGGGCAACCATACCAAGACAGAATACCACACTACAGACCAACAGAAAAGAGCTCAGGTGCTGGATATAACTATGGTTTTCCTTTATCAGACGGAGCAGCAAAATTATTATTCTCAGGCGATTACTTCAACTATCTAAACCAATAGAAACTATTAAGGAACAATTATGGCAACAGGATTATTTGGAAATAAATACCAACAAGCAGTAGATAACGAAGCTATACAAAGGCAACAGTTATCTCAGACTGGTGGACTTACAGGATGGGCAGCAATTACTCAAGCCATGGGCGGTCTTGGCGGTGAGTTAGGCTATCAAGGTGGTCAGCTGTTTGGAGGACAAACTCCTGCACAAGTACAGCAAGCAAACTATCAAGCAGTTATTGATAGCGTTCCTAACTTTGACCCTATGGACCCTGCAAGTTTACAAGAAATGTCATCAGCTATGTGGCAAGGTGGTTTCTATGATGAAGGCATGGCTTTTATGGATAGAAGTCAAGACATTACTTCTGCTAATTTACAAAATGATTTAATTAAATCTCAGTTAGAGCCTAAAGAAAAAGAATTAACTGTTAATGAACAGATAGCTTTTGATAAAGCACAAAGAATTAAAGAAGGTGCAGAGTTAGTTAGAGGAATGCCTCGAACAACTTCAGCAGACATGCTTGCTGTTGCTGATAAACTTGAAGATGCTGGTTATACTGACATACCTGAATATAAAAATTTAAGAAGTAACATTGTTTCTACACAAGGTATTGAATTACAAATTAATAGCCAAGAAGAAAGAGAAAGAAAAGCTGCTGCAGCAGAAGAACAAAGGCTACTAACAGCTACTTATAAACCAGTATTAGAAGGAGCTGCTGGTAAAGATTATGTTGCATCTTATTTCTTAACTAATCCACCTTCCGGGTTAGGCAATGAAGATAGAGCTATTCTAGCTAAAGGTATTGGAAGTGCTATAACAACATATGATAATACATTATCAACTGCTCAAGGAGAAATATCTCCTCAAGAAGCAAGTCCTTATTATGAGAAAGTATTGAATGTTCCTGAAGTTTATAATCCTAATACAAAGGCTTGGAAAATAATGCCGGGAGATGATTACAAATGGGACGCTTCTAAATTTACAGAATATTTAGATACTGCTTTTGGTAGGAAAGGAAACTCTTTAACAAAAGAAACATTTAAAACCTATCTTGATTACGATTTGATTATACCGGGTGTAACTATTATACAAACTAGCCGAGGTCCGGGAGCTCTTACGGTGGCAAAACTAAATGAGCTAAGAGCAGACCCTTCAAAGATAAACTCATTATTTAATTAATATGGCAGAGAAAATAATTTTTGACGTTGGAGATTTTCCAATTGTTAACTCTACAGATTCTGGAATAATACCTGAAGAACAATTATTAGTTGACCAAGAAATAGCTAATACTGAAAGCGGTAGTTGGATTCAAAATACTTTAGGTGGTTTATCTATAGGAAACTTAGATAACATGTTTGTTGCAGGTGAAAGATATTTAAAAGGAAATCTTAGCTCTGAAGATTTAGAGTCTTATGATAAATTAAATATAACAGCCAAACAAGGATTGATGGATTTTAGTATTCCGGGTTTGTTATTAAACGCTACAAAACGGTGGATAACAGGAGAACCTATTGATGCTAATTGGGAAACTACGTTAGAGCAATTAGATGTTACTCCTGACGAATGGGATTCAATGCCTTTAGAGCAAAGAGTTAAAGACATAAAGAAAACTTCTGTAGACAGACGAATAGAAAGATATAACCCTGATATAAATTCTGCTGAATATAAAGTTGCTAACTTTACTGGTATGGTAGCTGACCCTTTACTTGCTGTATCTATGACAAAAATACCAACACTGGCTGCTTACGGTGGAGTAGAAGCAACAATATATGACCTTAGTAATACAGGTGAAATAGACCCTATAAATACTGCTATTGGTACAGCTTTTGGAGGAACAATCGGTACTGTGTTCCAAGGAGGAGTAAAGCTTTATAATAAAAGTAAATCAAAACAACTTACTGCTGCTATAACAAACGAAATGAACAGGCTTGCTGCACAAAGTACAACTAAATATCAACTTCCAATTGATTTATATGAGCAAGCAGCAACTAACTTAGGATTAGATTTAAAAGTTTTAAATGATACCTTTAAAATAAATAAAATTAAATCACCTGTAAATAGGGACATTGCAATTGATGCCTTAGAAAAAACATCTCGTGAATTAGTTGTAAAAAAAGGAGGACAAAACGTAGTTACAAAAGGTCTTGATTATATTATTGAGCCTATATCAGAGGGTATAAAAAGAATATCTCCTAGAACCTATGGTAAGTTAAAACAAGTTGAAAGAACTTTGTTTGAAGATAGTCATACTTACGCAACCATGGTTGACCCCTTTTTAAGAAGAGCTTTTAGAACTAACGCACTTACTAAAACACAGAAGGATAAGCTATGGCTTGATATGTCTAATGCTAACTCACAAAAAGATGTTGATGATATACTTAATTTCTTAGGTGGTTCAGGAAAACAAGGAACTTCTTTAGTTAATGATTTTAAACTTTATCGTAGAGCTATGGATGATATACATGCTCAACGTGTAGCAGCTGGAAATACTGAACTGTTGAAAATTACTGGTTACTCTCCTCGTAAAATTGTAAGTAATAAAAGATGGTATGCAGGAGCAAAGGCAAATGAAGTTTCAGCAATTAATAAAATACTAAAAGAAACTTATAAGATAAATGACCCTAAAGAAGCTAGTGAAGCAACTTTAGAAAAAGCTATATCTAAATACTTAAAGGGAACAAAAACTAAAAACACTCAACAAGCAGGTTCTGCTAAACCTAGGCAAAAAGAAAAACTAACTGCTAAACAATTAAACGCATATCAACAACCATGGCAAGCTACTCATAGATACATTAAAGAATCTATGGAAGAAGTACAGAGGTATAAAGTATTTGGTACAAAGAATATAGATGTTGATGGTGATATAGATAAAACTATTTCTAATTACATAGCTAAAGAATTAAAAGCAGGTAAGATTAGTGGCAATGATGTTGATTCATTAAAGGAATACCTAACTGCTAGGTTTATTAATGGACCTAAACAAATGAATGAGCATTTAAGAAAGGCTAAAGACTTAGGATATATGACATTGCTTGGTCATCCATCAAATGCTATTAGACAGTTTGGTGACTTAGCTGCTGCTGCTTATGTTAATGGAATAAAGAACACTGTTAAAGGAGTAGTGTCTACTTTAAATAGAGGTAAGATGTTGACTCCTAAAGAAATGGGATTGTTAGATAACGTGGCTGAAGAATTTGCTTCTGATACTGCAACTAAACGTGGTGTAGATGCTGTGTTTAAATACTCAGGCTTTCGTTCTGTTGATGCTTTAGGTAAGGGTGCTCTAGTTAACTCAAGTATATACAAAGCAGGTCAACAAGTTAAATCTCCTAAAGGAACTGCAAAGTTTTTAGATGAGTGGTCATCTATTTTAGGTGCAGAAGATGCTGCTAAAGCAGTAGATGATTTTAAAGCTTTTAATAAAGGAACAATAGATAAGCCTACACCTTTAATGAAAGACATAGCCTTTATGAAGTTAAGTAAAATACAGCCAGTAACTTTATCTGAAATGCCTAGAGGTTATCTTAATAATCCTAATGGTCGTATGATGTATATGTTACAATCTTTTGCTATGAAGCACGTTAATGTTATTAGACAAGACGCTTTAAAAGAAATAGCAAGAGGAAACGTAGCAGGAGGAATTAAAAACTTAGTTAAACTTATGGGTTTTTATACTGTAGCAAACGCAGGTGCAGATAAAATTATTGACATGGTTCTCAACAAAGATACTAAAGCTGAAGATACATGGTGGGCAAATTTTTACAGGTCCACAGGTTTCCTAAGTAAGTATGATGTAGACCAAATGGCTAGGGGTGGTGAAATATATGAGTGGGCAACAGCAATACCTGTCCCACCTTTAGACCCTGTAGCTAAAGGAGTTTTAGAAGCAGGACAAATAGCTAATAATTTAGCAAGAGGTAGGCGTTGGGATTCAGACATGAAAGAAGCAGGTAAAGATATGTGGCAAAACGTACCTATTGTTGGTAGGTTAATGGCTAACTGGTTATATTAAAGGGAAAATAAAATGGCAGGAATGTTTAGCAATAACAATGATTTTTCTTGGGGACCAAGTGACATCTTTGATGACATAGGTAATCCAGAAAAAAGAGATGAATACTTACAGAATCTTAGTGGCACAGGCAATAACGAAAGAAAAGTTATAGAGCAATTGCGTAGCTTAGATGAGTCAGAAATGAAGCAGGTGTTGTATGACATAGCTCCTGAAGAAAGAGAAGATTTCTTAGAAACCTATTACGGATTAAAAGATGTAGAAAACATTTCTCCTTCTCCTGAAATCTCAGTAACAGGACCTCAAGAAATGTCACCAAGCTCAGGCATGCTTGGTCCTTTAGACTTAAACGCTTCAGTAAACTTTTAATCATGGGTGCTGGAGCTTTTAGTAACGCACTTAAACCTTACATTACAGGTTTATTTAATCAAGCCAAAGTTAAAGTAGGAGAGGGTTTATTTAAAGCTTCTAATACAGAAATGGGCATACCTTTATCTAGGTCCGTAGGTGCAAACGCTGTTAATAACCTTCCCGGTTTTTATGAAGGTCCTATTAAAAGAGCTAAGTCTGTTATAAAAGGTGGCTTAACTACTGCCAATGACATGGTAATGGAACAGCTTAATCCTTTTACAAGAAAACTTAGAGAGCAAACAGGCATATCAAGAAGGACACAAAAGGTAGCTAAAAAGAATATAGATTTTTTAGAGGGACCTGTAGGTCAAGACCTTGTAAATAGAAAAGCACAAAGGAGTGCATTAAAAAAAGGTTTAACTGCTGCAGAGAAAAGAGGAGATGAAGAAGCTATTCGTTCTTTTGAGCAACGACTTTCTAATGTTAAAAAACTAACTAAAGAAGAAGAAGCAACTCTTAGAGAAACAGGCTCTGAAATACAAGGACAGTTTTCTTATCAGTTTTTACAGAATGAAATGCAAGGAACTCCTTCTAACATTCTTACACAAAAGTTTTTAGATGAGAACTATGTTAGTGTTGCTCCTTTAACTAAAGAAAATTTTAATGATTTACAATATGTTAAATACTGGGAAACAGAAAGGGTTCCTAATATAGATGGCATAATGGAAACTGCTTTTAATAGAATAGATAATGCTTGGGGTGCTGACTTAGGAGTAGATAATGCTATTATGTTTGCAAAGAAAACAAAATCAAGTGATGCTGCTGGTAATTTATCAAGCGAAATAAATAGAAACGCTAAAGTTGAAACTCAAGTTAGAAACGCTTTAAAGAAAAAAGGCAGTGAGTTTGATAGTGTTGAACAGATGCAAGAGTATTTAACCAAAGAATTAAAAGACCCTCCTAGTTTTGAAATTAAAAATGGTGCTTTATGGTATGGTGAAAGCTTTACAACATCTGTTAAAGAACTAGGCGGTGTTAACTTACAGACTGCTGTTCTTCCTGATGGTACAGCTATACAGTTTATGAGTGACGTTCAAGATTTGTTTAGCTTTAGAATGCCTGCAGGAAAAGACGGTCTTAGCGTAAGCCTTCCCTTAATAAAAAATTTCCTTAAATCTAAAAAAGGAATACCAAAAACTAAAGAACAAAAAACATACGAAAAACTAATGAAGCTACGTAGTAAAGAACGAGCAGGTTTGTTTGATGAGTTTAATGTAATGGAGTCAATGAGGACAGGTGATGCACCTGCTATGCCTGCCGGTATGGGAGGAATGAATGCTAATCAAACTGCATTAGCTAAAGAGATAGCAGAGTTAAAGCCTGATAGTTTAACTCTTGATGAATGGGTTACGTATGTTTCAAAGATGGGCATTGGAGCAAGTATCTTTACCCCAATGGCAGAAGGTATGCTTAGTGGTTCTGAGAAGTAAGCAAGGTCATAAGTTTAACTAACGATACTAGCTGTAACTTACTTGCATTATTGTCACCACCCATTACACTTTTCTTAGGAAGCTGAGGAAGGATTTCCTTTAGCTTATCAACAGGGAACACAAGGCTACAAATTAGCTCGTTATCAAGAGTTAAGTTGTGTACCCATAGGTCAGCTTCAGTTGCTTCTATTCCACTGGGTTTGCCATAGCTTTGGCTCTCTATGCAGATGTTCCCTGTCTGTGCCCATCTGTCACGTTCTGTTTTTACTTCACAAGTCTTAGCACCGGAGAACATATCATCAATGTATTGCTCCCACTGCTGTCCGAATGACAAGTCAATGTCAAACTTCTTTAATTCTTTTATGTCTTTGCTGTCGTTTAAGGGCATAATGTTTCCTTAGTTTTAAGTAGAGTAAAGAGGTCCTGTCCATTTGAACAAGACCCCTGTTAAACATTCTATGCACCGGCAGGGGCACCTAGCCATCCGAATACCAATGCAACAATCACTACACCTAGAAACACAGTAAGCGATTTGTTCTCAAGAACTTGGTTAATCATATCTTTCATAACTACTCCTTTTAAGTTTAACATTATACTAGCCACCCTTTACGAAGAGCATCTAGAAACATAACAACATATATCAACGACACTGCTGATACACTACCTACCCCTAGCATTGCTAAGTTAAATAGTTTCTTTGGTGTTACTCCTTTATTATACCACATATTATTCTCCCAATTTAATTATTAAAAGTTGCAAAGCTAAAATAAGTAAGGCTGTTTCTATCATTCTATATCCCTCTCTTCTTCAACTAAGTCAACAAGTTCACACACACTACCAGTACAGGCTAGGGTTTTAGTGCTGACAGTTTGGTCGGTCAACTCATACTCGCTAATCAAATCCCAGTTAACTTCCTTAGGCATCTTCCAAGCTAGGTCATCATGAGTCTTTCTATCACACTCTTCGTAAGGTGCTTGCTGATATGTGTGGTCAGAGTGAGGTAGGAAAGATACACCGGACACTTCATCAAAGTGTTTGTATACCCACGCACCTACATCCATCCACTCATGTTCTCTAACACTAATGGTTACACTAGGCTTGTGCTCACAGTAGTATCTTTGATACATAAGCCATAGCTCTAGTTGTTCAATAGCAGTCCTCTCGTTCCTAGTTACTGCACCCTTAGGAGCTTTCATAGGGAAGGAGAATACTTTCACACTGTTAGGTTTCATGACATCAGCTTCAGCAGGTATACCTTGGTCCTCCATTAGCTGTGCTATTGGGTCCTTAGCATCTGCTCTAACTCTACGGATATAGTAATCACTATGTCTAGTGTGTATACCACTGGCACTATCTACTAGCTGACTGACTGTACCACTAGGTTTAATAGCAGTAGTTGCAGTAGCTTGTTGAATACCTAGTAACTCTGACCAATGCTCGTTAGTCTTAACAGTTTCTTTCTTTAAGTCTGATAAGAAGTCAGGTAGGCTACGCTTACCATAGTGTCCTCTGTCTGTGTTGTTACCATTCATGAACTCATTGTCCATGATGCCAGTCAATGACACACCTAGTAATGCTTCCTCTTCTGTATTGTGTACCCACTTAGGACGCAGACGTTTGATGTTAGTCAGTGAAGCTTGGAAGGTACCAAGTATACTGGCTAGTCTAACCTTACGCATGATGTCTTTCTGTTTATCTTCTGCCCTGACTACAACCTCAGTCAAGTTACAGAACTGTCCATCCCTAAGAATGATTTCACTACAAGGGTTACAACCAAACAGGTGGTCAGTGTCACGTCTACCTATAGACTCTACTTGTTTGATAGCCGCTTCCCTGTTGAAGATACCACGCTCACCTGACTTAGATTCATATAAAGAAGTCCACTCCTTCATGAAGATACCAATGTCAGGCTTCTCTGTGTAGCATACACTGTTGTTACTTAGTGCCATCTCAGGGGTATCAGACCACCATTGACCGGACTTAGCATTACGCATGCGTTCATCAGTTAGGTTAGACAAAGAGATAAGTGCAGACCTACGTACACCACCTACAACTACAACCTCTGCTATCTTACACATCATACGGTGACACTCATAGCTAGTTAGCTTACGACCTACTGCATCTTTAAACAGGTTGGTAGCAAAGTTAAACAAGTCTAGTAATGGCTCAGGTCCTGATGCTCTACCACCAAAGGTAGCTAGTCTTGAACCCTTAGGTCTTATCTTTGAGAAGTCCCATTTAGGCATCTCACCATCATACAAGTAAGTAATCAGTTTACGGAAAGCAGACTGCCATCCTTCCTTGCTATCTTGTACAACAATAACATCCTCTACATCTACTAACTCCTCAGGTACCTCAGGTAGTTTGTTTATCTGCTGTCGCTCTACACTAAAGCCAACACCAGTACCGTGCATAAGAATGAATAGACATTCATCAAATGCTTTAGGATGGTCAACACTAAGGTAAGCACAGTTATAACCTGCAATATGATTCTTAGCTAAGGCAGGACCTGCTGTCATCAGTGCTCTCATACTAGGCATAACCTCTAGGTTAAGCACAGCATCTTCAAGAATCTTACGAGTCTTGGGTACTAACTCTTGGTTAGTGTTTTCTTTCAGGTGTACCTCCATGAAATCAAAGTAGCGTGCTACTGTTTCCTTCCATGTTTCTCTACGTTTCTTTTCAGGTAGCCATCTTGCATACCTGCTAAGAGCGATAAAGTTTTGGTAATCACTTGGTAATTTATTCATCCTCTAGTCCTTTAAATTTATGTATGTTATCAATAAGCTTGTCATCAAATCTTTCTACCAGTTCCTCAGGTTCTATGTCGAGGAACTCACAGAGCAGACAGACATCAAACTCTTTAGTTATCTTTTCTTTTAGTTCATTTAGTAGTAGTGCCATAACGCTTTAGCTCCTTCAATGTATCTGTTGTGAACCACTTGAACCCTTCCTTGTCGCACCACTCACCCATAGTAATCTTGGAACCCTTCCTAACTTTCTTGTTAGCGTTGGTCAAGACAAACACTAGCTCTTGTGAATGTAATGAATCTCTTATAGCCTTGTACTTCTGCGTATCACCAGTCCTAAAGAATCCTTTACATTCAACTAAGATGTTACCCTTAGTAAAGTCAGGTACATACTTACGTTTAGTTATGTAAGGTATGTGGTATGGTTCATAGTTCCAACCGGTTAACTTCTCACCAATACCGGCTTCAAACTTGTTCCTATATTTAGTGGTATTTTTTTTCATCTTCTCTAACAAAAGTAAATTGTAGTTCATCATCACCCTCAGGTATAAAATCTCCTTCAAGTAAGAATGGTTGCTGTAGACTTTCCAACATCAGAGCCATGTGTGTTATCAGCTCATCCGGACTGTCACCTGTGGGATAGGCAGGGTCGACAGCAAAGCTACTGATTGTACCATCAGGTTCATAGAACACTTCCCTTACAGTACAGACACCATCCTTGTCCATCATACCCCTGTATCTCCACTCCATTATTTATCCTTCTTCTTAGACTTCTCTCTAATCATAGCTTGGATAAACCTAGAGCCATCATAGAATGGAATACCTTGTAAGTCCCATCCAGTTTCTAAACCTCTGTTAACTTGTGCTTCAAAGCTACGTACATCTGCTACTATTAATTTATATTCCTTACTCATAGTTTCTAATCTCCATTACTTTAGGTTCTACATTAACTACCGCTAAGAATCTTGGACCACTTGAATAGGCAAAGACTCTCATGTTAGGGTAACAATGTTTCTTATACTCACAGTAAGAACATCCTACTGGAAGCTTCATGTTACCTGATTTACCATCAGGCACTAGGTCATAACATGGTTCAGGAATTGTATCTAGTTCTATCATCTCCTTAACATGCTTGATTCTTTTTACTACATCTTTATCTAACAGGTCCACCTTTGATACAGCTAGGTGTCCGTTTGATTTATCCATGGCTAGGAAGCATGCTTCATCAGCACCCTCAGCCTGACCATAGCCACTGATTTGGTCTATGTATCCAAAGGGGTCGTCATATTGCAGACTGTTCTCTTTGAATTTCTTGAAGCCATAGGTTGATGTAGACTTTACATCACACAATAGACCATCAATCTTACAGTCCATTGAACCCTTGATACCTTCAAGCTCTACTCTCTTCTGTTCATCTGTTACATCATGACCGGAGAGTTTGACCAGTGCTAGTATCATCTCTTCAATCAAGTGACCATAAAGAAACTTGATTAAAGTGTGAGCTCTTAACCTCTCACCTTTGTACTTATCTTTCCTGTGTTTGTACCACAGCTTTCTATCAGGGTGTCCAATGTTAGACATCCTTAATGTGCCACCGCTATAGTCCTTAGGGTATAGCCAATCTCTAAGTATAGATTCCATGTTGGAACCGAAGTCTTTAAAGATTTGTTCGGCAGGTACCCTAGCAGGGTGACTCTTTGTTTCAGCTAAGTCGTATATATCTTGAACTAAGTCATCTATATTACTCATCTTTTGCTCCCAGTTTTTGCTCGATTAGTTTCTCAATGAACCATCTTGCTTTTCTTAGGTCATCTATCTGACCATCTCCATCCTCACCATGTTTGTGATTATGTCTACAGATATACTTCATAGCTGACGCAGTTAGGTAGTCCATCTTTTGGTCCAGTATAAAGTCTATTACTTCTATGTTGCCTTGCCTGTAATGGCTAGGGTTTACGTTGTCACATGTAAAGTTAGTGCGTTTCATTCCACGTTTCTCCTATCTTGTATTCACCATCCAGTGGACAGTTAAGGTTAAAGGCTTTACCTGCTTCTTCTATTGCAAGAACAGCAAGCTCACCAAAAGCTTTGGAATCCATATCAAGAACTTCTGTCTGTATCTCATCATGTATGTTACCAACAATCTTATAGTTAAGCTCTCGCCATCTAGCATTCTTATCAAGAAGGACTAAAGCTTTCTTCATGACGATAGCACCTGCACCTTGAAGTAAAGTGTTGAGAGCAGAGTGCTCAGACCTTACTATGATACGCCTACCATCTAAGCCTATGAGGTAGCCACGCTTAGATGCTGTCGCTACACGCTCACGTAAAGACTTGAGAGCAGGTGTGTTATCAAGGAACTTACGCTTGACTTCCTTACCATCAGCAGATGTACCACCTACAATGCTACCAATCTTCTCATCACCTGCACCATATAGGAAAGCATAGATGAAAGTCTTGGCTTGGTCACGGGTAGGTAGACCGGCAGACTTTTGATTAGCAGTATGAATGTCACCATCTAATACCTCACGAGTATAGGAAGGGTCATTCATATAGTGGGCGAGCATACGTAACTCAAGACCACTGGCATCCATACCTACTAGGAAGTTACCATGTTCTACGGTCCATAGCTTACGACACTCAGCACCGTAAGGTGAATAGGATGCAGGTACCTGTGCTAAGTTAGGTCTAGCATGTGTCATGCGACCAGTCACAGCACCGATAGGATTGACATAGCCACGTACTCTGCCATCAATCTCTATTGAATCTACCCAACTCTGCACCTGTGCTACACGTTTCTGTAACATAAGGTACTCAGCTATCTGTTTAGCCTGTGGTAAGTCTACCTCATTGAGTACACGCTCGTTGACAATCGTGTTACCTTTCTCTGTAAACTCAGTAGGTTTCCAACCAAAGTGTTTAAGGTACCTAGCTATCTGTTGACGAGAGCCAAGGTTAAAGTCAGGGTATATATAGTAACCCCACTTCTTATATCCCCAGTCACTGTCTATGTCAACAATAGCATTACCCTCCTCTAACCAATGAGCACCCTTGTCTAGCTGTGCTTGTGCACGCTTGGACGTACTACCATCCTTGTTGTACCACTTGTCACCGGGATGCTGTAAGTCTATCCACACAGGTAATGGCTTGAATGTATTACGCACATCAACCTCTACATTATGTAGCTTTTCTCTCAGCTCACCAAGTAATAGGTTAGCTTCACGCTCATTAATAAACCAACCATTCTCTATCTGTTGGGTAATGATACGAGCCACATCATGCTCAAGCTTGATGCTCTCCTCTCTGAAACCTGACAGTTCTTTGGTCAATGTTTCGTATACCTTCTCAGTTAACTCAACATCACGCTTACAATACTCAACCATATCCCAAGAGAACTCACCCCATTCAGAGTGGTCGCCCTTGCTAAAGCCAAGCCTGTTACCCCATGACTCTAGTGAATGACCTGCTTCCCTGTTAGGGTTGGCAAGTCTTGACATGACTAGCGTATCTTGAATAGCTTTTTCCCATTTGAATCCCGTAATCTTTTCCAGTACGGGTAAATCATATCCAATAATATTATGCCCACAAATGTGAGTAATACCATTAAGACGTACCCAATCAGGAAAGCTAAAAATATCTTCGCCAATAAATGTGTTAGTAGTTCCATACTCTACCTCCTTAGCAACTATACACCATATAGTGTCAGGTCTAAGACCGTTCGCTTCTATGTCTAGTATAATTTGTTTCATTAAAATTCTCCCACTGAATCTGTTTCCTTCATTCTACCAGTTTCTTTGTCGTAGTGTAGAGAACATGCAGGACCAGTGAGTCCACTGAATCTATTCTTTAAGACTCTAAGTATCGTAGTGTTACGAACCACAGGGTCATCAGCTTGTTGGTTTCTTTCTAAGCCAATCACCATGTCGGATAGCTGTGCAATACTAGCTGAACCTCGAAGCTCTGATAGACTTATCTGTCCACCTTCTTCATGACCCTTACCCATTGGTCTACGCAAGTGAGAAACAAGGAACAAGCCTATGCCTGTTTCCTGTACGAGCTGTCGTAGCTTAGTCATGATACTATCAATAGCTTTACGCTCATCCATAACCTCTTGGTCACTGACTACGATAGACAGGTGGTCCAATACAATCCACTTACAGTCCAAACCTTTGGCTAGGTAGCGTACCTTAGAGAGTAAGTTATCCTCACTGGTACTACCGAAGTGGTCATACATAAACACACGACCTTTGCCCATGGTCTTATCCCAGTAACCTTTAAGCTCACTGTCGTCTATGTCTTGCATGTTGAGGTGCAATGGTTTGTTAGCTTCAATGGACATAACACCTAGCGTAGTATTCTTTACGCTCTCTTCCAAAGCTAAGATACCTATGTTCTCATCAGTTGCATTGAGCAAGTAATGTTCTAGCTCTCTGACCATTTGAGATTTACCCATGCCTGAGCCACTTGTAATAGTTACAAGCTCACCCTTACGGAAACCATAGGTTAAATCATTGACGCCAACCCACGGATAAGGAACGGACTCGACACGTATCTCCTCTGTCAGTATGTTCCATGTGTCCTCACTAGCTACAATACCATCAGGTCTGTAAGGCTTGGCATCCCACCATGCCCTAGTGAAGTCAGCTATCTTGCCTTGCAATAGCATTTCGTTTGCATCCTTGAGAGGTAGGTTACACACCTTAACTTTGTTAGGTGAGAACAAATCTACCACGCTCTTGGTTGCATCCTTGCCTGCCTTGTCTGTGTCAAAGCACAAGACTACCCAGTCGAATGACTCTAGGTACTCAAGGCTACGCTTGATATCATTCTTCGCACCTTTAGAGCCAGTGCGTAGACTGACTGATGCGTACTTGTTACCGAACATTTGGTGAACACTCATTGCATCAAGCTCGCCCTCGCAGACTGTGATGTACTTACCACCACCCTTGAATATGTTCTCTCCAAACAGTCCTACATCCTTACTGTTACCATCATATAGAAAGTCTTTGGTATCAACAGTGCGTATCTTGTTACCTAGATGCTCACCATTGTCAGCATCATGGTATGGATAGCAATGCTTCTTGATTAAACCATCCTCTCCGTACTGTAAGGTAACGCCATACTTCTGCACAACATCTGCATTGATACCTCTGTCTACAATGGCACCACTGTTACCTGTAAATAATTGCATACTCTTATCCTCTATAATTGGTTCAGCTTTACTCTGACCGTTAGGTCCTTCCCAATGTCCACAACCAAAACAATATCCTTGACCAGTAGAGTACCTTGCTAGGTTATCTTTACTGCCACACTGTGGACATGGTTCGTGTTGAACAAAGGTGCCTTGTTGCTGTTCCATAATTCATCCCAGTTAAATTAAAAGTGGCTACCCCATTACAGAGTAGCCATGACATAACATGTTATGCCTATTAGAATGGAACATCTTCCTTAGTTACTGCATCAAACTCATCAAGTGCATTGCCACCACCTGTGTATTCCACAAGGTTGACCACCTGTACAGCATCTAAAGATTTACCTAGACCGAACTGCTCAGTTGCTTGGTGTTCGTATGTTGAGTACGCCACCTTAACTTGCGAGCCATTGCCAATCTTAATTGCACTATCCCAACCATGCTTGTTCTCATCTACTACTGTAGGTGCAGGCATGTGGTTGCCCTTAGCTGTGATAGGCTTACGTTTAAACACAAACACATTAGCATCTTTTTGTTTTGGTTTGATACCGGATGCTATTAGTCTATCCCTTTCTTCATCAGTTACCTTCAAGTCTATTGAATAAACTCCGGGTGTTGGTGTGTATTTATCTACCTTTGGTTCAAAGAGAGCCGGGTATAGTGCTTCACCGATTGCTACTGCCATAATTATATCCTCATTGGTGTCTGAAAAATTATTAATAACTACGACACCATAATAGCTATTAATATATCTTTTATTTATCCTTTACTTAACCTTTTATTAACCTTTAATATCTATATATCTATAATAATATTATAACATACTATTATAATTTTGTAAACAAAGTTTCAACATATTTTCTATCGTCATCACCTTCCAAGTCAAAGCTTGCATAGCTCTTACGAATACAGTTATTACACATATCTAAATACTCACCTGTTTCATTGTCTTTATACACTGACTCGTTATCGTTCAGTTGTTTGTTACACGCTCTGCATCTCATTCCATTACCCTCGCATCAAAAAATATTAAACCATTGCTGTCCATGTCTAGCTTTTCATTAGCTATCTCAATTGCTTGAGCTTGGTTCTCAGCCATGATGTTAAAGGAAGCAATGGTACCTGTCCACTTTACATCTACTGTGTAAGTATCAAAGTCAGGTCCATTGTCAACCTCACCACCTTCCCAATCATACTCATCTTTGTTAGCATAAGTTCTTTCTACTCCATTAATGTCTGCCATTTAGTATCTCCTTTAGGTCATGTAAATATTGTAAGTGCTCGTTAACTTCTAATAGATTATCTATTATTGCATTAGCTTTGTCAATTCTTTTCTTTAAATCTCTATTAATTATTAATGCTTGGTTATAAGCGTTCATATTATTATTAGGGTTAGCCATTAATCTATCTCCGAAATGAAATCACTTGGTCGCATACCTGTTTCTCTATACGCATCCCATAAGTCATCAACTTCCATGTAGACTTTTTCCATGTCTATCTCTTCCATGTCATTGCCCTGTTCCTGTTCCCAGTCAAAACCTTCCTTCATAAAACTAAAGCTATTTGCTTTCATTACTATCCTCCTGTGTTATAAGTTCATCCATGTACCAGTATCTCTTGATACTAACAGTATTATAATTGTTTGTTTTCTCTATTGCAAGTTTATATTCTTCTGCTCTACCTTTAGTATCAAACTTTACTGATATCTCATTGTCAATTATTACTTCATATTTATAGTTAGCCATTAGCCTTCTCCTCTATCATTTGTTTAAATTGGTCATACACTTTTTGTTTGTTACCTTTCAATCCAAACTCAGATTTAATCCTAGCGTAACAAGTACGACCTCTAGTTAATTGATGACCGGGAAATTTAATTTCAGTTTCCAAACCAATCAATAAAGTTCTATGCCTAAAGTCATGTATCTGTTCAGGTGTGTCAAGCACTATGCTCATTAGCCTTCTCCATGTTTTTTATTTTTCTAATATATTTTAAATCCCAACTATGACCGGCTAGTTCTGTAATGGCTTCTTTAATCTCATCTACCATTATAGTCATCACTGTTATCTCATCATAGTCTACCAGTCCCCATAACTCAGAATGGTCTACCCATACTTTAATAAACTCATCTCTTGTAACTTCCTTCTCACCATTACCAGTCATTCTAGTTACTGTTATAGTTCTTTCATCTACCTCTAATGTTTCTGTAAGGTTTCTCACATCATTTAAATAATCTTTAGTCATTAATCTTCTCCTTCCCAAATTGAATGTACTTCTATTTGACTTTCAGGTATATGTTCCTCATCAGAAACCCTTCTTTTTAGAATTTCTATTGCTTCAGCTTCACTATCAGCATCTACATAATCCCACTTGTTTATTTTTACATCATATCCTATATGAAATACTTGCATTACTTCTCCTCTATTACGCATAACATGTTATGCCATTATCTAATTACGCACTCCACATGGAATGCACTCACTTCATTGCCTGTCGCTAATGCTTTATTCATGCCACCTTTACTGGCTACATAATCACACCACGAGTTCCACCAGTATACAGTACCTTTTCTCTGTGTCAAGTGTACATAGGCTTTTATTTTTTTCATCTTGGTTTTTTCTGTCAATGAATTAGGAATAGTTACATCTTTTAATTCCATTCCTAACCTGTTTAAGTTATGACTGTCAATACATGACACATTAAAACCTAACATTTGACATACAAATGCAGACTTTACAGCACCTAAACCGGGAACTTCCATGAATAATCTTACAGCTTTACTGACTGTATCAATATTTTCTAGTGATTCCTTCTGCAATTCTTGCACCTTCCAAAACAATTTAGTTTTATTTTCCATTGCATATTTTAATCCGGCTCTTTTGCTACCAAATAAATATTTACTTTCAGTGCCATGCGTATCAATATCATTCAATTGATTTTTACAGCTACTCAAAGGCTGTTGGATTGTAGTGAATACAAATTTAATCACATCCAATAAACCTTCCGGAGTTTTTAACGCATGCTCTGAGATTGTCATACAATCTACATCGTACATTTAACACCTCTCATTTTTAGTTATTGTCAACGCATAACATGTTATGCCTGTTTTGAATCCCTGTATCTCGATTCATGTATGAATTATCTCATACTAATGCTCTAATGTCAAACTCAGGGTATCTTGCTTGGATTATTATTGTTTAGGCAAGCTTTGGTATTGCTTACTATATAAAGTCCTCTAATATCGAATATATGGAGCTCATTCTCAGGATTACAGGCACAAAAAAACCGGCATAAAGCCGGCTTTCTTGGTTAGTGGTTAGATTAAGCAGCGATTATTTTCTTGACCTTCTCTGCTATTCTAGCCTTAACAGCACCTCTGAGAGCTTCCACCTCGTCTAGTGTGTAATACTTCTCTACAAATTCCCACGCTTGGTCATGTGTGATTGATTGAGTATTAGCTTCAACACTGTCCTCAGGCTTTGGTGCCTTCTCTGCCACTTCTTGCTTGTCCTTAGAAGGCTTAGTGCTGTCCTTCTTAGGTGCAATCACAGCTACATCATCCTTGCCTAATCCTTGAAGGCTAAGTCCTGATTTTTGCTTGCCACTGGCTCTCGAAACCTGTGTTTTAATCTTAGCTGTTGACTCATTGTTAACCTTCATGAGTTCGACTATGCCTAAAATCTCTGCATGTCCTTCCTTGCCTTGGTCCATATAGGCGTCAATCTTAGCCTGTTGGTTAACGTCCATTTGATTTGCCTTGACGTATGAACGGTATAGAGTTGCTTGTGCTTTGTTTAAGTCATTGATAGTATTCATATTATTTCCTTTATGTTAGTTAAATGTTAATGAGAATCATTCTCGTTTAGGACCAGTTACTGCGTCCATGTGTATAAATATACCCTTCTCAGTTTGAGAGTCAACCCCTTAGGCAAAATAAATATCACGCATAACATGTTATGCCACTAAAAACTACAATCACTCTCACATTTATCTCACATTTTCCACCATTGCCACTGATGGCTATTAATGGCAAATTCCATCCTTGCCACCTTCCACCATTAATGGCAAATTCTGGCTAGTCATGGCTACGGGGGGACCCTTATGGGCGACGACCTGCTACGCAGATAGTGTCATTAGCACATGAGATGGGATTTGGACCTACAATGTAATTACAAATTTACTAATCCAAAGGTACAATTTGTGGCTATTTGTGGAAAGTTCTTGCAATCACCAGCAAAGCGTGGTATAATAGGGGTATAGAACCTCCCTTTTTAACACAGGACAAAGGTATGCCAAAGGAAACAAAAAAGAAAGCAGGTAATCCCAACTTATACAAGGGCATGCCATCATTGAATCCAGCCGGCAGACCCGTAGGTTCAGTAAACAAATATACAGCTTTAAGCAGAGAAGTATTATCAGCAAGAGGTCCAGAGATTGTAGACAAGGTTATTGAGTTAGCCTTAAAAGGTGATAGACATTGTTTAAAGATGTGCATGGATAGAATTGTTCCAGCACATAAAGCTGTTGAAATAAAACACGAACACCAGGATTTAGGAATAAATATTATTGTTGAATCCGTAAAGGCAATAGAAAAGCAGGAAGCAGAGGAACAAGCTACCTTTGAAGGTGAAGTAATAGATGCCATAGACGAATAATGGCAGATATTAAAGTTTCACTTCATGATGCTCAGATGGAGATATTTAAATCTCCTGCTCGTTTTAAAGTTGTTTCAGCAGGTAGAAGATTTGGTAAGTCAAGGTTAGCTGCTTGGGTTTTATTAATCAAAGCACTACAAAGCAAAAGCAAAGACGTATTTTACGTTGGTCCCACATTCCAACAATCAAAAGATATTATGTGGGGTATGCTAAAGGAGTTAGGGCAGGATGTTATAAAAGCTGCTCACGAAAACACAGCAGTGTTAACTTTAGTCAACGACAGAAAGATATACCTTAAAGGCTCAGATAGACCAGATACTTTAAGGGGTGTAGGATTGGAGTACGTTGTACTTGATGAATATGCCAGTATGAAGCCTGAAGTGTGGGAAATGATTTTAAGACCTACTCTTGCAGATGTAAAAGGTGGTGCTATGTTTATTGGTACCCCTGCAGGAAAGAATCATTTTTATAAACTATACATAGAAGCACAACAAGATGATGACTGGCAAGCATTTCAATTTAATTCTACAGATAATCCATTATTGGACCCCAAAGAAATCGCTGCTGCAAAGAGTACAATGTCTACTCAAGCGTTCAGGCAGGAATTTGAAGCCACCTTTGAATCCTTCACAGGAGGAATATTTAAGGAAGAGTGGATTAAGTATGTCGATAATGAAACAGACTTTGCGGAAGGTACAATAGGTCATTATGTAGTTGCAGTAGACCCAGCAGGGTTTGAAGCAACAAGTAAAGACAGAGGTTTAAAGTCAAGTAAGTTAGACGAAACAGCAATATCAGTAGTTAAGATTGTTAATGACGAATGGTTAGTAAAGGATATATATCATGGTAGATGGGGTATTAAAGAAACTGCTTTTAAAATACTACAGGCTGCAATTGAAAGTCAAGCAACTACTGTCGGAATTGAAGCCGGAGCGTTAAAGAACGCAATCATGCCTTATCTTGAAGATGAGATGAGGACACACGGTAGATGGGTTAACATAACAGATGTTACTCATGGCGGTAAAAGAAAGATAGACAGAATTACATGGTCGCTGCAAGGACGACTAGAGCATGGTAAGATAAAATTTAGAAAGGCAGATTGGAATGACTACTTTATTTCCCAAATGATGGACTTTCCTTCTCCTCTTAGCCATGATGATTTACTGGATAGCCTTGCATATATAGACCAAGTTAGTGTAGCAGACTACGCAGGAAGTATAGAACTAGACGAATGGGAACCAATGGACGCAATAGCAGGATATTAATTTATGGATGAGAAAGATTACCTAGATAGTCCACACAGTCAGTTAAGAGAATGGGTGTTAGACAGAGTAGACCAGTGGGAGGACCACAGGAATACTAACTATATGTCTAAGTGGGACGAATATTACAGATTATGGCGTGGTATTTGGGCAACAGATGACAAAACAAGGCAGTCAGAGAAGAGTAAATTAATTTCTCCAGCCACATCACAGGCAATTGAAGCTACAGTAGCAGAATTAGAGGAAGCAATCTTTGGAGGAAACCGTTGGTTTGACCTAGAAGATGACATCCTTGACCAAAACAAACAAGACGCAGAGTACATACGTAACTTACTTCATGAAGATTTAACAAAAGATGGAGTTAAGGACGCTATTGCAGAGTGTTTACTTAACGGTGCTATATTTGGTACAGGTATTGGTAAGGTATTAGTACAGGATAAAATGGAAATGGTAGCAACTGAGGTGCCTATTCCGGGTACTATGACTACTATGACGGAAACAGAAGAAGTTCCGTACACATGTGTTAAGTTAGAATCAGTATCACCAAAAGAATTTGTTATTGACCCTACAGCTACAACAATAGATGAAGCATTAGGTGTCGCCCACATAGTAATTAAACCAAGATATATGATTACTAAGGGTATGAAGGATGGTATATATAATGATATGCCATTAGGTAGTTATGATAAAGCAGACTTTGGCTTTGATGAAGAGTTTAGTGACTCTGATGAAGATGACAAAGTAAAGATTGTAGAATATTGGGGATTAGTTCCTAAAAGATTTCTTAGTGGAAACTCAAGCAGCGTAGACCAGTTTGACTACAATGATGATGAGTTAGTTGAAGCAGTTGTTACAATTGCTAATGACGATTGCGTACTAAGAGCAGCAGAAAACCCATACATGTTAAATGATAGACCGTTTGTTGCCTATCAAAATGACCGTGTTCCCTCGAAGTTCTGGGGTAGGGGTGTAGCTGAAAAGGGATATAATCCACAGAAAGCTTTAGATGCTGAACTGAGAGCTCGTATTGACGCCTTAGCACTCACGACACACCCAATGATGGGATTAGACGCCACTCGTCTACCACGTGGAACAAAATTTGATGTCCGTCCCGGTAAGACTATCCTCACAAATGGCGACCCTAAATCCGTTCTAATGCCACTGAACTTTGGTAGTCTATCCCAGTCGACCTTTACCGAAGCAGCAGAGCTAGAACGCATGGTTCAGATGGGTACTGGTGCTATGGACACAGCTAACAGTAACTTTTCCAATCCTCGGAATGGAACTGCTAGTGGTATGTCAATGCTCCAAGCAGCATCTATCAAACGTCAGAAGAGAACACTAATGAATTTCCAAGATTCATTCTTGATTCCTATGATTAATAAAACTTTATACAGACGTATACAGTTTGATAACGAAAGATATCCAGCAGTAGACTTTAAGTTTAAACCTTACAGTAGTCTGGGTATTATGGCTAAGGAATTAGAAACAACACAGATGGTACAGTTGTTATCTATGACACCACAAGGTTCTCCTGCGTTTTATGTTATCTTAATGAGTATATTTGAGAACTCATCACTAGCAAACAGAACACAATTAGTGCAAGCAATCAACCAAATGATGCAGCCTAATCCTCAAGATGAGCAAATAAAACAAATAGAAATGCAAAAGTCTATGCTTGAACTAGAAGAACTTAAAGCAGACATTAATAAGCTATATGCAGAAGCACAGAAGCTACAAGTAGATGCAGGTGATAAAGCATCTAATGAAACTTTAGCTAAGAAACAACTAGAACTAGCTGAGAAGATGGTAAGAATAAAAGGTATACAGTCAGAAACTGCACGTAATGTACCTGAAGTAGAACATCTAAACTCAGAAACTATACTTAATTTGTCTAAAGCAATGAACGGATGACAGATAGAGAAGTATTAGAACAACGATTAGACATGATTCAACATGATGGCTGGCGTGTATTGTTAGAAGAGTACACTAAACTAGCAGAGTCACTTGAAAAAATCTATGACATTGAAGATGAAAAGACTCTACACTTACGTAGAGGACAGGTATCTTTCCTAAACATGTTTATTAATTTAGAGGAAGCTACCAAACTAGCGTTAGAACAACTGGATTAGTACCAGCTCTAACATTTTTATAACCCCCATAATCTTAAAAGACGGAGGTAAGAAGCATGAGTAGTAAAATTGTAGACCCTGAGGTTCATGAAGAACCAGTAGAAGAGCAAGTAAACGAATCTTTAGAAGCATTAGCTGTAGAGGATGAAGTAGAACAGGAAGAAATTCAAGAGCAAGAAGAGCCTGAACTTCCTAAGAAATTTCAAGGTAAGTCCTCATCAGAAATAGCTGAAGCCTATGAGAACCTAGAGAAAGAACTAGGTAGGAAAGGGCAAGAGATTGGTGAACTTAGAAAGCTAACTGATTCTTATTTGCAATCACAGATAAGTTCGCAAAGCCAACAGACTACCACAAGTGAGCCAGCAGATTTTTATGATAATCCTGAAGAAGCAGTCAGGCAAATTATAGATAATCATCCTAGGTTCAGAGAGTTTTCGGAACAGACACAACAGCAACAAGCTGCTTTGACTGCCCAACAACTCGAAAAGGCACATCCAGATTTCCAAGAAGTCATCACTGACGGAGGATTTCAGGAGTGGGTAAATGGAAGTAAGATAAGACAACGCTTGTATAAAGAAGCAGACTCTTATGACTTTGATGCAGCCAATGAACTGCTTACGACTTGGAAAGAAAGACAAATGATTTCTAAGACGAAAGAAGTAAATGAAAGCAAAAAGACTAAAAGAGATACTGCAATGAAAGCAGGTGAAGGAGTATCAAGAGCTTCCGGTGAGTCAACAGCTGGTAAAAAGATTTACAGGCGTGCTGATTTAATACGTTTAAAACAGACTGACCCAAAGCGTTATCAGAGTTTAGAAGATGAAATCTACGAGGCTTACGCAGAGGGGAGGGTAAAATAATAAGATATATAGGAGATATATAAATGGCAACAGGTGTAATTGGTACTAATAACCAAACAGTCACTACAGCTGCAACTTTTATTCCAGAGTTGTGGAGTGACGAAGTTATTGCCAGTTATCAAAAGAACTTAGTATTAGCTAATTTGGTAACTCGCATCAACCACAAAGGTAAGAAGGGTGATACAATCAACATCCCAACACCGGTACGTGGTTCAGCAACTTCAAAGGGAGAGAACTCGCTAGTAAAGATTCAAGGCGATACTCATGGCAACACAGCACTAAGCATTGACAAGCACTATGAATACTCAGTGCTAATTGAAGATATGGCAGAGGTTCAAGCATTGAGTTCTCTACGTAGATTCTACACAGAAGATGCTGGCTATGCTCTAAGTACACAGGTCGACCTAGACTTGTTTAACAAAGCAGCAGCACTTAACGGTGGTAACGGTACAGCAGGTAACTCAGGTTGGAACAAGGCACAAGTATTTAACAGCTCTGGTGTACTTTCTGACTGGGACCGCTCAGGTACTGGTAATGCTATTTCACTAGCAACTGGTGGTGACGCTGCAATCCGTGCAATGGTAGAGAAGCTAGACCTAGCTGACGTACCACAGGACGGACGTGCAATTGTTCTAACTCCACGTCAGTACACTGACATGTTAGGCATTCAGCGTTATACTGAGCAAGCGTTTATTGGTGATGGTAATGCAATCAAGACTGGTAAGGTTGGACAAATCTACGGTATTGATGTATATGTTACTAACGCTATGGGTACTACTCAGTGTGCTACTGGTTCAGTCGTACATGACATTGGTCTAGTTCTACATAAAGACGCAATGGCTCTAGTTGAGCAACTAGGAGTACGTTCACAATCATCTTACATGCAAGAGTACCTAGGTGACTTGTATACTGCTGACACTATTTATGGTGTTGGTGAGATGCGTGACGCTTCAGGTTTCGCTTTTGTAACTGACAGATAATAGTTAGTTAAACCGTAACCCCTTCTACATGAGGGGGTTATATTTAGCTAATTAGGAGAACTATGAACATAGCTGATTTATTTGATGATAGTGCTTTAGACTTAGAACTAGACAAGATAAAGCAAAAGATTGCAAAACTTTATAATGAAATTCTTGAGCAAGTATTTAAAGTTGAAAATCCTACAGGTTCTCCGGAAGAACTAGCTTCTTTTTTAGAAGAAAATGGTCTACAGTTTAATAACGAACAAGGTTCTTTTGAAGAAGAAACAAGTGAAATACATGACATACTGGACCAGATGTTAAGTGGAGAAGATAACTTAGATTCAGTAAAGGACAGGAGTTATTCTAAACCTACGGTAGAGTCAGGTGCAGAATTAAAAGCACATAAAGAAACAAAAGATTTGCCTGAGATGTCGTCTTTACCTGAGCCAAAAGGATTAATGGCTACACCTAAAGATAGCCATACAAAAGCAAAAACAACATTTAAAGAACCGGAAGCATATTCAGGAAGGCTTCCTACTAGGAAAAAAGTTATACCAGTAGATGTATCTTATGCTCCATTAGTAGAACAATTTACAGATAAGTTAGCAGATATAGAACAACGTAGAAACATTGGACGTGAAAAACTTTTAGACAGGTTAGAGTAATGGCATATAAGTTAACTAGAAAACAAAGAAAGTTTGTACCTGTTTACTTATTTAGAAGGAGAGGGTGGGATGATACACCAGTAGGTCCTCCTGCTTCTCCTGAACAAGAAATAGAAACAGAATCAACTGGCTTGTATTTTATAACTGAGTCATCTAGTGATGCTAGTCCTAACTACATTATTACGGAGTAAATATGGCAACAACTAAAGTATCAGCCTTATCAGCAAAAACCTCATTAGCAGGTAGTGAGGAATTATTAATCAATGATGGCGGTACTTCTAAGAAAGTAACAGCCACTAATTTACTAGCAGGTGTATCAGTTGCCGATGGCTCTATCTCAACAGCTAAGATTGCAGATGATGCAGTTACAGAGGCTAAACTAGCCAATGCGATTAATACAGCTATTGCTGCTAACACCGCTAAAACATCTAATGCTACACATACTGGTGATGTCACAGGAGCAACAGAACTTACAATAGCCTCTGGTGCAGTAGAAACAGGAATGATTGCTGACGATGCGGTTACAGCAGCTAAGTTAGCTAACTCTATTAATACTGAGATTGCAGCCAATACAGCCAAAGTAACTAACGCTACTCACACAGGTGATGTAACAGGTGCTACAGCACTAACTATTGCTGCTGATGCAGTCACAGGTAAGATTGCTGATGACTCTAAAGAACATATTGTAGATGGCTCTATTGATACTGCTCACATTGGTGATGACAAGTAACAGCAGATAAACTAGCCAACTCAATTAACACCGATATTGCCACAGGTGTAACAGCTAATACTACAGCTAATGCTGCTCTGCCTAAAGCTGGTGGCACTATGACTGGTAATATTACTACGCAGGTGCTAATGACATTTGATAGATTGGTGATGATAGTAATATTTAGACTATACTACGATGGTATCATATTATATTAGATGCAGGAACTGGCTAATTATATTAGGTTCTGACGGAACTCAGTTTGGTAAAATTGAAACAACTCATCAAATATTAGCAATTTATAGTGACGACTTGTGCTTTTTACTTCATGACTGGTGCAAAAAAATTGACAGCAATCTGTTGGTAATCTTACATGTTGGTGGAACAGCAGTTGCTACCACAGATACCGACACATCTAATACAGGTTCAGTTACTCTTAACTTTGCTGCTAATCAAAACTTTGTACTCACACTTACAGGTAATGTAACTCTAGCTAATCCATCTACTGAAAAGTAGGACAGTCTGGCTTCATTACATTCATACAAGATGGCACAGGCTCTCGTACAGTATCACTAGGCACAGACTACGAAACTGCTGGTGGTGCTGGACTAACACTAACCTCTACAGCTTCAGCAACCGACATTGTTCCTTATGTTGTCGTTGCTTCAGGAAGAATTTTACTAGGAACTCCACAATTGGCTTTCGCATAATATGGCAATAGGTTCACCACAATGGATGTATGCTCTGGAGAGGCTTACGAAATAGACCAGAGTCTTAAAGTTTAATGAAGATAGAGGCACTTATTTAAGTAGAACTCCAGCTGCTGCTGGTAATAGAAAAACTTGGACTGTTTCTGTTGGGTAAAAAGAGGTGGGTTTAAAATGATACTGAAGGTTTAAATTCTAGTTAAGAGCATATGGAGGTGATGACGATAATTTGCTATTGGTAGTTTAGATGATTGTAGTGGAGATTTATGGGCAACTTATAACAGATGTTGGAAACAGTAATTCTGGAAGAGTGCAAGTTACAACTGCTAAATTTCGTGACCCTAGTCTCTTGGTATCACATTGTTTTGCAGTAGATACTACACAAGGAACTACAGCTGCTAATAGAGTTAAAATTATATTAATGGTGAACAAAAAGTTACAGCTATACTGACTATCCTTCACAAAACTTATCGATTATTCTTTTTTAAATAACACTTACGAACATAGAATATTTTAATCAAGTTGAGGTTAGTAGTAATGAAGCTTTTGATGGTTATCTAGCAGAAGTTAACTTTATAGATGGACAAGCCTTAACCCCAGCAGACTTCGGAGAAACAGGTGACTACGGTGAATGGAAGCCTATAGAGTATTCAGGCACTTATGGTACTAATGGATTCTACCTACCGTTTAAACAAGACTATACAGTAGAAGGTTTTAGTACGGTTACTTATAAGGGTACTGGTGTTGCTGGTACTTATATAGGCGGTGTAGGTTTTCAAAGTGATTTGACTTGGGTTAAAAATAGAAGTAGCACTAGTGGAGAAAATCATAGTCTTTATGATGCAGTTAGAGGTACTGGAGGAAAAACTCTATACTAATCAAATTTAACTGCTGCAGAAAATAGTTGACTAATCTTCTTACTTTTACAACTGATGGTTTTACTCATAAACATGCAGGTAATAATGAGTTGCCTCTGGAAACAACTATGTAGCTTGGAACTGGGATATGGGTGGCTCTAATGCTACTAACACAGATGGAAGTATTACTTCAACTGTCAGAGCAAATCCTACTTATGGACAGAGTATAGTTTCTTATACTGGTAACTGCTAGTTCACAGGCTGCTAATGCTGGACAAGGTTTTGCACACGGATTATCTCTGCTCCTGATTTATTGGCATGATTACAGTGGTAAACGAACAGGGATAATGGTTCTAAGATTGGGCTTTCTTAATGTATCATACTGGTTTAATCTCTTGGTAGTGCTACTAAAATTTAAACTTTAAATCTAACTTCTTCGGTACAAACAGGAAGCAGACCAATGTGGAACAGTACAGCACCTAATAAATTCTGTATTTAGTGCTTGGTGCTTGTAGGACATAATTTAGGTACAACGCTTTTGCAATAATGCAAGTGGTGCAAAACTATATAGCCTACATGTGTTCCATAGAAATGTACATAGCTTACTGGTGTACAGATAAGTTTGGAAGTTACAGCAGGTAATGGTTCTAGCAACAGGACGAAGTGTAACAACTGGATTTGAACCAGCATTTGTTATGTTAAAAAGTGCAACTCAAGTGGCCGTGGATATGTATGACAATATTAGAAACACGAACAACAGTAGAGAAAGATTATTAACTGCAGATACTTCTGATGCAGAGTGGGACTAGCAACCTACATCTATATGGCTTTCGCTGACAAACGAGAGTACGCATACTGGCTAGACCAAAGTGGTAACAATAATGACTGGACAAGTAATAACCTAACAGAGTCAGATATATCTGTTGATAGTCCTACGAATAACTTTGCTACGCTTAATCCTTTAATATTCAGAACTTCGGTCAAGATTCCTCATTCGCTGGTAACAAAACAGCACAAGGCAATCAAGATGGTAATGACATAGGTGACTTCTACTACACACCACCTACAGGCTTCTTAGCTTTATGTACAAAAACTTGCCTATGATGTAGTAATTGGGTAAATTATGTAGCTGTTGTACCTAGTGAGCATTTTAATACTGTGCTTTATACTGGTACTGGTTCTGAACAAAATGTAACAGGTGTTGGATTTACTCCAGAAATGACTATTATTAAAGAAAGACCAGAGTCAGAGCAACTTGTATTAGTAGATATTCTTCGTGGTAGTGGTGTAACAGAATTAAATCCAAATTCAACTGCTGCTGAAGCAGATGATGCACAAGAAGTAAAAGCAATTTTATCTGATGGTTTTCAAGTTGGTACAAGTCCAGTAACTAATCAAAATACTCACGCACACGTAGCTTGGAATTGGAAAGCTGGTGGTAGTGGTTCATCTAATACTAATGGTTCTATAACTCTACAGTTAGTGCTAATGTAGATGCTGGGTTTAGTATTGTTAGTCTGGGATTCAAATGGTAGTAATGCGACTATAGGACACGGATTAAGTAAAGCACCAGAAATGATTATATTGTTAAGAAAGAGAAGAATCAGACCCTTGGCATACTTATCACAAAACGCTAGGAAATACTGCTGCAGTTTATTTAAATAGTACAAACTGCAATGATAGTGGTTATGCTCAATTTTGGGGTAATACATCACCTACTTCAACAGTATTTACAGTTTCAAGTGGTTGGACTATAATGATGCAGATGGTAGTTCATATAGCCTACTGTTTCCACTCTGTAGATGGCTACTCTAAGGTCGGTTCATATACTGGTAATGGTAATGCTGATGGTACATTTGTGTACACAGGATTTAGACCAGCTTGGATTCTGGTTAAAAATTGTACTGATGCTAATACAAGTTGGGTATTGTTTGATAACAAAGAAACTTTTAATCCTGTTGACGAAGACTTTATCGCCTGATACTGGATATGCTGAAGAACAAGATTATGATGTTGACTTTTTATCAAATGGTTTTAAACACCGAAGTTCTTCAAGTTGGACAAATGGTAATGGTGCAACATATCTTTGCATCGCATTTGCAGAAACACCTTTTAAATATAGTAACGCGAGATAACAGGAGAGAATATGTGGTACTTTAACGGACAAATAATTAAAACACCTAAATCTATGGTGATTAGTGATGTGCTTTATCCTAAACAATCTTTAGAGATAGTACTACACTTACCTCACTAGGTATTAAGGCATACAGAGAAGTCACTCCTGATAGCAGATACTATTGGAATGGTGAGTTTACTGTAGACACAAGTGGCTCAGAGGTTGTAGGAACATATGCCTCAACAGCTAGAGATGTAGCTACGCTTAAAGCTAATATGCTAGAGAAGGCTAGAAGTGCTGTAGCCAGTAGATTAGCAGACATAGACTGGTACTGGTCAAGAGCAGCCAAAGGTGGTACTGCTGTGCCTAGTAACATTTCTACATACGCTACTACTTTGTATAGTGAACACGAAACAATTAAGACAGCTATTAATGCTATATCAGATTTAGCTGGGGTTATTGCTTATGAGAATAAACCTCATACTGAAACTAGAAAGATTGCTACATACAATGAAGATGGTACATTTAAAGAATATGAGTGGCAACTTACACAGTACTAGAGAGATAGATATGTGTACACACTTTACTGCTAACCCTACAGATGAAGTAGACCCAGCATTTGTGAGTTTAGTAGCTGACTAATGTCTGATAGATTACGCAACAATATAGTTGCAGGTTTTATAGTTGTAGCATTTTGGATAGTGTTTGTATTGCCAGTAATGGCTGCTGATCCGATTGTTACAAACAGCACAAGCAATAGTACAGTAACAACAAGTACAGATACTAAGAGTACAATAAGGACAAACCCACCTAGTGCAATTAGTCCGAGCATTAACGCAAGTAATAGTGATTTATGTATGGTAGGAGTTAGTGGAGCAGTACAGACACAGATACTAGGTATCAGCACAGGACAGGCTTACTCAGATGAGAACTGTATGAGATTAAAGAATGCTAAAGTATTATATGATATGGGTATGAAGGTAGCAGCAGTTGCTTTAATGTGTCAAACGAGGTCGGTGTTTGATGCAATGAAATTTGCAGGAACCCCCTGCCCGATAAATTCTCCAACTACAGGTGAGGGGTTAATAGGACAAGAAGCTACAAAAGAATGGAGATTAAACCCAAAGAAGGTACCAAAGAAAGAACCGGCTACTTCTATGAACAGAGGAGTATTCCTTGAGAAATTGGTTAGTGGCATTCTTGGCGTTATCCTTCTCGCTGTTCTCGTGGTCTAACCCTGAGATAGTTGAGCATCAGATTGGAGATGATGGCTGGATTGAGGTACCTCTTGACTTTACTTTTCCTTTTTATGGAAATAGTTATGTCACTAGCTTTATGTTTAGTAACGGTGTTGTGGGGTTTCTTGACCCTCTTGATGTACCCGGTACTGGCATTGTATATGATGGGTTGTGTTGTCACGGACAGGACCTAAGTTCATTTACAGGTGTAAGATTTAATTACACCATAATGCCTTGGAACACAGATTTAATAGACACAGGTATTGGTAAGTTTTATACACAAGGTGATTCTACATTTCAAAAGTATATGTGGGAAAACTTGTCAGAGTATTACAACAGAAACACAAGTAATACATTTGACCTGACAATATACCCAATGGGTAACATAGATGTAAACTATGAGCAGGTACAAATAAATAACCACGCAGTAACAGTAGCAGTGGTTGGAGATTTAAGTCAAGGTGAGTATGAACAATGGTTTTATAATCACCCTACTAATGGAGCAATCTTTTGGAACAGTCAAGAAGATGACCCAGTAGAAATAGCAAACGGAGAGAGTATATGCAGTGTAATACCAGACAGTCATATCAGTTGTTTATACTACCCACAAGTTTATGCTGATAATGTGTATAATCAACAATGTGCATTGGACCCTTTGTACGATTACGGATGTGATGGCTGGGACGATGCTTACATAGAAGAATATGTTGAGGAAGATATACCAGAAGTTTGGGAAGATGATGAGGAAAGTATTGAATCAATATTCGTCTTGGAAGAGCCAGAGGTTTTTCAAGTAATAGAAATAGAACCGTTGGATGACTACACTTTAATTGCTACTACAATAGAAGAAGCTATACCAGAAATGGAAGACTTGTTTGAAGAGATAGCACAAGAAGAATTAATAGAGGAAATAGAAGCAGAGTTAGAAGAATTCTTAGAGCCAGAGTTAGAAGAAGAACCTTTAGAAGAACCAATAGAAGAGGAACTTGATGAGCCAGAGCCAGAAGAAGACACCGTACAAGAAAAACAAACAGAAGAAGAGCCAGAACAAGAAGCGGTAGTAGAAGTTGTAGAGCAACCAGTATTAAAGAAAGCAGCTAAGAAAGCTAGTAAAAAAGAAAAGATGCGTGAGATTATAGGTAACAAGCTAAAGAATCTTGCAGTAGAAATGGGTGAGGCTGCATCACTAGAAGAACAACAGAAACTACAAAGTCTAATATTAGCTCTCTTAAACTTTAACGCTGGTTTTAATACTTACAATACACAACTACTTATTGATGGTGTGTTTTATAAAGACAAAGGTATATATTTAGACAAAGATATACCAGACAATCAAAGAGGATTAAGAAACGGTTTGGCTAACGAAATACTACACAATAAACTGATGGATTTACAATGGCAGAAATAGAGTACGCAGGAGTCAAGGTAGGGGGTAGTAAGGCTCTACTAATAATACCTCTCTTAGGGACAATCCTTGGAGCTCTGTGGGGTGGTTTTGAAGTATATCAAAGATACTTAGATATGGAAGCTAAGATTGCTGCATTTGAATCACCTGATTTATCTACTATAGAAAAAAACATAGCAGTTATAGAAGAGACTTTAGTAAGTGTGAGTGATTCAGTTGAGCAAGCTAGAGACTACACTAGGTCTATAAAGAATGATTTAAAGGATGACTTAACTAGACAAGAAGCCTTGATGGAAAGATTAGAAGATAAAGTTAATAGTTCACAAGATGAAATAGATGAGACTATTGACATAGCTGGCGAGAGATTTGATGCCAGAAGAGATGCTCTTTATTCTGACACAGATAGGAAGATTAAAGAGTTAGAAGAAAGGCTTGGTAATAAATTACAACGAGCATTAGACAATCCACTAGCAAACTAAGGAGATATTATG